TACACATCAAATGTTGCTAACGCTAATAATACTTGCATCGGTGCTTATTCTGGGTATGGTCTGACAACTGGAAAAAACAATACATTTATTGGTGCTAATTCAACTGCTGGCTCATCTGGCTACCACATTACAACAGGGTCGCAAAACACCATCCTCGGTGGCTACAACGGCAACCAAGGCGGCTTAGACATTCGCACAGCAAGCAACTACATCGTGCTGTCTGATGGGGATGGGAATCCACGGGGTATTTTTACTGATACGGGTGTTTTGCTTGTTGGAAAAACGTCATCAGGAAATAGCGTTAATGGCGCTCAACTTTCCTCAACCAATCAGTTTTTTACAAATACAAATGATTACATTGCATTGTTTAATAGAAAAGGAACTGACGGAATATCAGTGTATTTTCAAAAAGATGAGTCTAATGTCGGAACAATTAGCGTTACAACTACAGCAACTACTTTCAATAGCTTATCTGACTACCGCCTAAAAAACATCACGGGTTCATTAACAGGCGCTAAAGATTTCATCATGGCCTTGCAACCGAAGCAAGGCACATGGAAAGCTGATGGTTCTAAATTTGTTGGTTTCTTGGCGCATGAATTTCAAGAGGTTAGCCCATCATCTGTAACTGGTGAAAAAGATGCTGTAGACGCTGATGGCAAGCCAATCATGCAGTCCATGCAAGCATCAAGCGCAGAAGTAATGGCAAACTTGATTGCATTTGTGCAAGAACTCAAAGCAGAGGTTGACAGCCTCAAATCCCAACTCAACGGAGCATCAGCATGAACGAAATCACCGCAGAACAAATCGCCCAGCACCTCAGTGCCGCAATGGACTCAGTTAACCTCATCAATGCTGGCAAGCCCGAAGGCATGGAAGATGCTGATTGGGCAGACTGCCTGTCACGCAACAAAGAGCATTTGAAGCTCATGCTGGCAAAAGACTTTTGGACAACTGAAGATTTGGCTCCATTACAGGCGGCAAGTGAATGACCCCAGAACTCCAGAAATATTATGAAGATCGCTTCTCTATGATGGGAAGTGATGGATGGAAAGACTTGGTGGAGGATATTGACTCCATGATTGCATCCTTGAATAATATATCTGTGATTTCTGATGAACAAAGCCTACAATTCAAAAAAGGTGAACTTTCTATACTTACTTGGCTGAAAACCTTGCGACAGGTCAGCGAGAGAGCATACGAGGAACTAAATGAAAAGAATGTTTGAATTTGCCTGTGCAAACGGGCATAAAACCGAAAGACTCTGTGTTTATGAGGCTCAGAGTTTTAGGTGTGAATGCGGTGAAACAGCCAACCGCATTCTTAGTGCGCCAGCATTTAGGTTAGAGGGGTGGTCTGGTTCTTTTCCATCAGCGCATGGGAAGTTCGAGAAAAGCCACCTTGACAAGCTAAAATCTGAACGCAAAGCCAACTCTTAAACAGAAATGTCGAGTTGATTCTCCTACAACCGAAACGGCAGGAAAAGGGAAAATATGTTGATTGACCAAGAACCTGAGATGAAAAGTGAGTTAGAAGCTGAAGAATCCAAGCTATCTAACACCATTGCGCCAACAGCGCCTGGACTCCCTGATAAATACAGGGATAAAAGTCTGGAAGACATTGTTCGGATGCACCAAGAAGCTGAGAAGTTGATTGGCAAGCAAGCGCAAGAAGTGGGAGAGGTAAGGAAACTCGCTGATGAACTCATTAAGCAGAACCTCAGTTCACGACAGCAACCTATTAAAGAGGAAGAACCTGAAGTAGATTTCTTTGAAAATCCACAGAAGGCAGTTCAGAAGACTATTGATAATCATCCTGATGTTCTCGCAGCCCGTCAAGCAGGTGTTGAGTTCAAGAGGATGCAGATTCAGCAGAAGTTAGTGCAAGAGCATCCTGACTACACTCAGATTGCTCAAGATCAGGACTTTGTGAATTGGGTGAAATCCTCGCCTATTCGCCTTGGTCTGTATGCAAAAGCTGATGGTGAGTTCGATTTTGATAGTGCTAATGAATTGTTGTCTACTTATAAGCAGTTGCGTGGTGTCAAGTCTAAGCAGACTGAACAAGCGGGTGAAACCGCCAGGAAGCAGAGCATGAAGGCCGCACAAGTGGATGTTGGTGGAACTGGTGAGAGTTCAAAGAGGGTATACAGACGGGCTGACCTGATTCGGCTGAAGATGACCGATCCGGCTCGATACGAGGCACTGAATGATGAAATTCTTGCTGCGTATTCTGAAGGTCGGGTCAAGTAACTTAACTTTCGTTTCTAAGGAGAAACATCATGGCATTTCCTACCCCTGCGGTAACCACGACCACCGCCGCTACATTCATTCCTGAAATTTGGAGTGATGAAATTGTTGCCGCATACAAGAAAAACTTGGTGCTGGCAAATTTGGTTATGAAGATGAACTTCAAGGGCAAGAAAGGTGACACTGTTCACATTCCTGCACCTTATCGTGGTTCTGCTTCTGCCAAGGCCGCTTCTACCGCAGTGACGCTGATTGCATCCACTGAGACTGAAGTTCAAGTGTCCATCAACAAGCACTATGAATATAGCCGCTTGATTGAAGACATTGTTGAGGCTCAAGCCCTGAACAGCTTGCGTCAGTTCTATACCAATGATGCTGGTTATGCCTTGGCTAAACAAGTCGATACCGACTTGATCCAGTTGGGTCGTTCTGCCAACGGCGGTACTGCTGACAACGCTCGTTATGCTGGCGGCTGCATTGGTGGCGATGGCACGACTGCCTTCGACTACACGGCTAACACCAACACTGGTAACGCCTCTGCTCTGACTGATGCTGCAATTCGCCGCACCATTCAGCGTTTGGATGACAACGACACTCCTATGGATGGTCGCTTCTTCATCATCCCCCCGTCCAGCCGCAATACGCTGATGGGTTTGGCTCGTTACACTGAGCAAGCCTTTGTGGGTGATGGTAACGCTATCCGCAATGGTGAGATCGGCAACCTATACGGCATCCCCGTGTTCACTTCTAGCAACGCTGACTCTGCATCTGCCACTGCGACTTTCCCCGCATCTGGCACTGCAATCGCCCGTGTTTGCTTGATGGGTCACAAAGACTCTATGGTTTTGGTTGAGCAAGTGGGCATCCGTTCACAAACTCAGTACAAACAAGAGTACTTGGGTACGCTGTTCACTTCGGACACGCTCTATGGTGTGAAGGCTCTCCGCACTTCTACCACTGGCACTGATCCGAATGCCGCATCCATGTTCGCCCTGGTTGTGCCTTCCTAATTGCAGTTGCGCCCCCTGCCCTAGTGGTGGGGGGACTTTTTTAACCTAATTAGGAGAAATCAAATGGCAGCAGCAACCGCAGTTGTTTCCCGTAGGGGCAATGACCAGTTTCGTGGTCTTTTTTCAGATACTTGGGATGTTTCTTGTACGCTAGATAGCGCTTCAATCGCTACTACTGCTACGGCTACTGACACAGTAACTGTTCCAGGCGTTGTTTTGGGTGATATGGTGCTTGGTATGTCAATCAAAGTGAGTGAAGCAGGCTTGGTTCGCCGTGCCTATGTTTCAGCCGCTGACACAGTGACTATCGTTACCTACAATCCCACAGCAGGGTCTATCAACTTAGATTCAACCAATATGCAACTTGTAATTGGTCGTGCTGTAGTTTAAAGATTGGGGGGTTCGTCCCCCCTTTCTTTGTTTTGGAGTTAATCAATGGCAACTTTTCGCTGTCTTCAGTCTGGTAACACAGTAAGTTTTACCTTGCAACATGACATTGACTCAATGAAGGGTCATCAAGGTTATGTTCGTATTGACGAGCAAGAAAAGGAACCTGATGCGTATGATGCCAATGCCGTGAGAACAGACACTGCTTTCACGCCGCCAGTTGTACGGCGCATGGGTCGCCCAAGGAAAGTTGCAAATGTCTGATATAGACGCTAGAGATTTTGGAAAACTGGAGGCTCAAGTTGAGGCTCTCCAGAATGAAGTTCATTCTTTGAGTAAAGATGTGAAGACTTTGTTGGAACTTGCCAATAAAGGCAAAGGTGGGTTTTGGATGGGTATGACTATCGCTTCATTCATGGGCGGTGCGATTACCTTTGTTGCTGATCGTGTCTGGAAATAAAGGAGAACGCTATGCCTATGGTCGGAAAAAAGAAGTTTCCCTACTCTGAAAAAGGCGAGAAAGAAGCCAAAGA